GCAACTACATAGTCTTTATTAGTCTTTAAAGTCTTATTAAGATAATCATTTAGGTGTTGTTCTGCCCAACGAATAGTTGCTTGACCAGTAAGAGTAATACCCTCGGCAATTCTCATGTCAAAGTATCTAAACCATTTATTACCCATTGCTCCATACAAGGAATTCAATAGGATCTTAAGAGCCATCTGTTGATTCTTGGCAATGGCTATACGCTTCTCAAGTGCATAGAACTCTGACTTGTTGCCACATAATTCTAATTCTTGTTCAGCTTTAATTTGTTTGTGTTTAAATTCTACACGTTCAGTATAGATCTCTTGAATAATTTGTGGTAATACCCCAAGCTTCTTTGTATTAAATCTAACACCATTAACAGCCAAAGCTGTATTAGGTATATGGTTCCTTACTTTACCAGCAAGAGTGACTTCAACATTAACCCCTGGCTCATCCATACCAACTAGTATAGTCTCGGGAGACATGTTATACTGCATAATAATACTTGGATAAAGAGAGTTTAAGTCAAACGAACATATCCAATCATGCATACCAACCTGAGGTTCTTTTACATAACCTCCAGGATATGCACCCTTGAATGATTCTTTATTCATTGGTACAGCTATACGTTTGGAATGTAAATCTCTGTATATAAGTGAATCCCATATAGCCACAGTCCCGAGGACTTGCTCATAGTTCACACCACCTTTATATGCCATGGTAAGACATAGAGTAATAAGACCAAGCTTATCTTCCATACGGTCTATAAGTTCTACGTCTTTAATGTTATAATCAATAAACTTTTGATAGTCATTGTCATATAATTCATTAAGGTCAGAGGCTTCACCGAAGTCAAGTTTCTTCTCACCGAGAACTACGTTGGCAATGTTATCTAATTTGTAAGACTCTTGTGGGCCATATGAATAACCAAACTTTTTAAAGATAGCCATATAGTCTAAGACAGCCACACCTTTTATATCATATTTTTTAGTTGTTTGATTATTATTAAATGTGTCTTTACCCTCAACCATTTTCCATGGCGATAAGAATTTCATACGAGATTCACCAAGAACTTTTGTTATACGATTAACGAGGTATGGTATATCAAAGAACTCTACGTTCCAGCCAGTAATAACGTCGGGGGAAGTCTTTGCCCAGTGATATACAAATTTGTGTAAGAGCTCATGCTCGTCTCCACATTTCTGATAGCGAACCTCGTGGGTTTGCATAAGAGCTTTAGATGTATCGTACTCGCCACAACCAAATGTATAATAGACATCGTCTATATTATTTTTCATTGTGATTGCTGTAATCTCCTGATCAGCATCTGCTGGGTCAGGAAAGCCTTCGCCGAATCTACATTCGATATCGAGGGAGGAAACATTAATCATATTACGATCCCATTTGATCTCGCCTGGGAATTGCTCATTGAGATGCTGCACTACATAATTAGTATTGCCATAAACTTTAAAGTTAGGGACATTACTATATTGCTTGGTAAACTCTGTGGCTTCTTTCATACTACCAAATACTATTGGCTCTACGGGAGTACCATCAAGGGCATTCCAATCGTGGGCATTGTTACCTTTGTTAGTAACATATAGGGTAGGTTTAAACGGGACATTGAAGCTTACCTTCCTCCCATTTTCATAACCGATATATTTAATCATCTTTCCGAAACGAAAAGCGTTGGTATAGAAAGTATTATTCATGATAGTATTATATCATAAATCATACCGAATGTACATATGTTTATGTTAATATTTGTGGAGTCTCGTTTAGTTGAATTTGATTTGTGCCTTGAAGCATTTGTTTGTATTGAGATTTTAAATCATCGGTTGGTACAAGATTGAACATGATATGATCTTTCTTAATTGTCATTGTATCTAATTCACAATAAGACATATAAGGTATAAAACTAATTTGATCTTTATTTGGAATTAAAAGAACTGGGTCTTTTATTGTTATTGTTAAACCTGATTCATTCACTACGTACACTAATATCTCTTCACCCGACGTAAGCCGGATTAATTTAATTTGATTCATAATTGTTTTGTTTTATAATCTTTGATTGCTGCTCTAATAGAATTTTCAGCTAAAACAGAGCAATGTATTTTAACTGGTGGTAGACTAAGTTCTTCAACTATGTCTGAATTTTTAATTGATTCTGCTTCTTTTATAGTTTTACCTTTAAGCATTTCGGTAACCATGCTAGAAGAGGCTATAGCAGACCCACAGCCATATGTTTTGAATTTTGCATCTTTAATTATATTATCTACAACTTCAATTTGTAATTTCATAACATCGCCACAGGCAGGAGCACCTACCATACCAGTCCCTACTGTTGGATCCGTCGGATCCATCTTACCCACATTGCGTGGATTATTGTAGTGGTCTAAAACCTGTTCTGAATATGCCATGCGCTCCTTAGTTAATTTAACTCAACAGCATTTTTGCTGCTTTGTTTAATGAACCTAAATTAATAGTTTGAGGCTTATCTTCTTCTGGAATATCGTTCTCCAAAATAATAACAAGCAAACCATCTACAATATCTGCACCAATCACTTTGATTGTGTCAGCTATAGTGAATGATCTTTCAAACCCCTTTTGAGATATACCACGATGTGTATAGTCTCTAGTATCTGCACCAGCGTGTTTCTTACCGGTTATAGATAATACTCCCTTCTCGAGAGTTAGGTCAATATCATCTTTACTAAATCCTGCAACAGCGATTTCGATTAAAAAATGACCATCATCTTTTCGTATAACATTATACGGTGGATAGCCTACGCCTCTAGCGGTGTCCATCGGTGTTTCCGATAATGTGTTGAAGAGTTGATCGAATCCAAGGAACGTATCCCTTGGGAAGTTAAATGCTAAGTTTGACATAATTGTCCTCCTATTAAATAGCAAGGTTAAAAGTGTAGCAACATGCTACGTTCATGCAGGACCTTTCGCATCCTGCAATTCTATTTATACAGGTTTCATTTAATACCTATATTATATTTCGGGCATAATTCCCAGTCAGACTTGTCTTTGTGAGATATTATTTTAATTTGGTTTAGTGCTGCTGTATCGCCAATAGGTGATACTGTAGTTAGTAATCCCCAATCATCCATTAATTTGACTATTGTATTTCTACGGTTTAAATCATTTTCTGTAAGATTAGATGGCTTACCGTCTAATAAGAATAACTCTTTAAAGTGAGTTATAAAATATCTTCCTTGCTTGTGAAGGATGTGACATGACTGATATAATTTATTATCTTTTTTAGAAGCCACGCCTATTCTTGTAAGCGTTTCACGTATCTTAAGAAAATCATCTGGCTCGGCTAATGTAACTTCTAACATCATATCTGGTTTCCAATTAACCAGTTCATCGTTGTATTCCGCCATAATTTATTCTTCCCCTTATTATATTCAAGTTTTTATTACTTAAAAGCGGAAGGACATCACGAGCTTTTTCATTACTATAATTATAATACT